AGCCTCGGGCGCCGTCGTCACCAACACCGCACCCTATCCGCAGCAAGTCGTCATTACCGGCGGCTCCGTGACGCAGGTCCTGTATCTCGCGCTGCCGATACCGGTCACGGTTGGAACGACCACAATCCTGACGCTGCAGCCAACCCACACGATCGCGCTCACCTATACCGTGGCACCCGGCTGGGCGTGGATACCAATGCTATGAGCGGATCGGCCGCACAAACAGCGCCATCGCCGAGCGGTATGCAGCGGATACCGTTTCCGCTGGAAAGCTACGAGCATCCGTCGCTGCCGCTGGTGGCTAAACGCCTCGTCAACCTGATGGCTGAGAAGGCGCCGGACGACGCGCGTGTTGCTGCGTCTTTGGTGCCGACACCGGGGTTGGTGCCGTATATACCGATCGGCACCGGGCCGATCCTGGCGCTGAACGATGACGTGCCAGGCGCGATTTACGTGGTCAGCGGCAGGCGCGCTTACCGGCTGCGGTTCAACTCAGATGGCTCACCGGCCTATGATGATCTGGGCGATGTCGGTATTGCAGACGCTGGCACCAACCCGTGGAATAGCTTTGTCACCATAGCGGCTGGCCCGACAGCAGTCGTCGTCTGCTCCGCGCCGCACGCCTACACCTGCGGCCACCTACCGGGAAATGTGCTCAACCCGATTACCTTTACGGGTTATCCCGGCGCTTCGTCGGTCTGTTATGTCGATGGCTATTTTGCTTTTTCATCGCTCGGCGATACTTCGCAGTGGTTCATCTCACGGCTGCTCGATCCGTCCAGCATCAGTGCGGCGGATTTCGCGTTCTCCGATGCGCTGCCAAACGTCATCCGCCGGGTGATCTCCAATCGCGGACAGATCTGGACGGTGGGCGAGAGCGGCTTTGAGGTCTGGTATGACGCCGGCTCGTCCGGGCTTGAGCTGACTGCCGGCGAGTCGTTCTTTCCGTTCCGCCGCGCCTCGGGTGGCGTGATCTGGACTGGCACCGGCTCTCCCATGTCGGTCTGTCGTGCCGATGGCTCGGTCTGGTGGGTCGGGCTCGACGGCATTGTCTACCGCTCGAAAGGCTACACCCAGCTGCGAGTTTCAACCCACGCCATCGAGGCGATCATCGAGAAGACCACACAGGTTGGCCTGTGGGGGCTGACGCATTCTTTCCGCGGCCATCTGTTCTATAGCCTGACCACGGGCGACAACCGGACGCTGGTCTACGACATTGCCACCGGCAACTGGCACGAGCGGTCCACGAGTATCGACGGCAACGGCTCATGGGGGACGACGGTCGGGGCAACCGACAACAACTCGCTGCATCTCTATGGCGACCGGGTGAGCGGCTGGCTCTACACGCTTGCTGTGGGGGCGGACGACGCCAACATCATCGTTATCCGCCAGGCGACGCTGCCGCCGCTGTGGGCCGCCACAAGGCGCGCGTTCTGTGCCCGCGTCGAGGTCGAGATGGAGGTGGGTGGCGCCAACACGCCGGGCAATGTGCTGCTGGAGTGGTCGGACGACGGTGGCCGCACCTGGGGGCCGTCACGCACCATGTCTGCCGGCGCGGCGAGTGAACTCCGCAAGCGCGTATATACGACGCGGCTGGGCTCGTTCCGCCAGCGGGTGTTCAGGATTACCACGCATGGGATCACAAAGCTCTACGCCATGGATGCAGACATCACCGCGGGCGCGTCCTGATGGCGACTGCGCCGATCAAGATCGTTGATCCGCCGTTCTATGATGCGCCGATCGTGGACGACGCGTCGGGCCAACAGCACTCGCAGGCGTGGACCGAATACCATCAGGCCGTCGCGGACCAGATCAACAAGGCGGCAGCTACACTTGGCGTCGGCGTCACCGATGGCAGCGATGCGGCGGCAGGCAAGGTTGGCGAATACATGACCGCCTCGGCCAGCGGCATCGCACTGGTGAACAACACGCCGATCAACGTGGTGTCTCTGGCGCTGACGGCTGGTGACTGGGATGTTACGGGTAACGCGCAGTTTTCCACCGGCAGCGGGCAACATGCGGATTTTGGTGTCGGGCTCGACGGCATCGACACGCTGATGGCCGCCACGTTCCCGACCACGACGCTGACGCAGGGGATGAACGCGGCGCTGCGGCGCTACAACGTGACGACGACCACGACGGTGTGGCTGATGGCGGTCGCGGGGTTCGTCGGCAGCGTCACGGCCAGCGGAACCATTCGGGCGCGCAGGGCACGTTGATGGACTGGCTGGAGGCTATGCGTGCGCATGTCGAGCAGCGGTTGGGCGATCAGGTCACCTGGGTTGTTACCGGCGACAGAGATCACGGCGGCTGGCACGGGATCTACCTCCGCACGCAGAACGGCTGGCGCCATGCTGTAGGGGTGGCGCCTGACGATGCGCCGGAAGAGGTAGTGAAGGCGCTCCAGAAGGCAATCGACGAGCAGCGCAATCGACTGGGTACATGCTGATGGCGCACTTCATCAAGATAGCTTCCGGGGTGGAAGTGCTGCCCTTGGCCATGGCGCTCTACCGGCAGCCGGAGTTGTGGAACCAGCACACGGCGCGCACTGGCGGCGCTGGCTCGTTTGTAGGAACACATGACATCTGGCTTCGCTTTCGCGATCCCGGCGAGCTTACGAGCCGCGAGGCGTTTGCCGAGGAGTTCCGGTGCAAATGGTATCCAGCGTGGTACGCGCTGCCGCATCTCCGTCCGATCGTGTTCGGGCTGATGTCCCGCGTTGAGGCGGTGGAACTTGGTGGCTGCCTGATCACCAGAGTCCCTGCAGGAGGCCAGGTTGCCCCGCACGACGACCGGGGCCGATGGCACAGCGAGTGGTTCCAGACGAAAGCATATCTTCCGTTGGCGACCAACCCTGGCTGCTTCAACACGTGCGGCGATGAGCGCGTGACGATGAACGTCGGGGACGCGTGGCTGTTCAACAATTTGCTCACGCACTCGACCGTCAATGAGGGACAGACGGATCGTGTGACGCTCATAGTTTCGATGCGGTGCGAATAGTGCCTCTCGCGATCCCTCCAGCAGCGATCACCGCGGCTTTAGAGGTGGCCAAGATGAAGCGCGCCCCCAACCAGCCAGAGACGATCAGCGTCAGTATATACGCTGGCATATACTACAAGGTCTATCGCGTCCCCGACGCCAATACGTTGATCCCACAGCACGCACACTCGTTTCCCCATCTCACCGCGCTACTGCAAGGTCGCGTTCGGTTGTGGCGAGAGGGCGATGACGACGGGCCGACCGAGTACTGCGCGCCGGCCACGATCCGCATCCCCGCACACATCATGCACTCGTTCCTGACGTTGGCGCCGGGTGTAGTGTTGGCATGTATACACAACGCGGACCACCTTGAGGCCGACGAGCCAGCGGTGGCGACTGAGCACCATCTGAGCTTCGAGGAGGACTGAGATGCCGTTCACGGTGGCCGCGATCGGAGCCGGTGTGAGTGCTGCTGCAGGCATTGCCGGCGGCATCATGCAGAAGAACGCGGTCGACAAGGGGGCGTCGCAGGCCAGGGATGCGCTCAATCAGGGCGTCACGACTGCAACTAATCAACTCTCGCCGTGGTCCACGGCGGGGCAGCCGGCACTGACGGATCAGTCGGACCTGCTGGGGCTGAACGGGCAGCCTGCGGCCGACGCGGCGATGGCGAAGTTCCAACAGTCGCCAGGCTACCAGTGGCAGTTGGGCGAGGGCCTACGGGCGACCGATGCCGGGGCTGCGGCTAAGGGGTTCGCTCGCTCTGGCGCCGCACTCCAGGCCGAGCAGCAGTTCGGCAGCGGGCTGGCCGCGACCGACTTCGGCAACTACTGGAACCGGTTGCAGCAGCTATCGGGGAGCGGGTTGGATGCGGCGAAGGGCATCGCCTCGGCCGCGACCGGTGGGGCACAGCAGATCGCGAATACCGACATCGGCCAGGCGGGGGCGGATGCTAGTATATACGGGAACATGGCCAAGAGCATCGGCACCAGTGCCAACCAACTACTGCAAACCAACGCGGTGCAGGGTTATCTGGGCGGGGGTGCTGGTAGCAGCGGAGCGCCGCAAATGACAGGCTTCGCCCCTTCGCTGCAGGTAGGCCAGGAATACACTGGCGGTTTTGTCGCGCAACCGCCGCGAACACAGGGCTACTGATCCAATGTCCGGGTTTACGCAACACATCGACTCGCCGTTCCCTGATGCGAACATGCTGTTCGATCCGGCCAAGGCGCAGCAGACGGCACAAGGCATCCAGGCCAACCAGTTGGGCCTGCAGGCCAGGCAGCTCGATCTGACCGCGGCGGACCACGAGCAGGTCGGGCGTCT